GGATTTCTACAGAACCAAAATTGCAAGGGTACATATGCTTCAGATGGAGCACCTGATAGATTGTAATTATAATAAGATATTACCGTTATACTATCATCTGGAATTGTAATATTAGTACTCGGATAATTATTAAGTAAGTAAACATTATTAAAAATGTAATAATATTTTAGATTATCTCCATTGTATACAGGACTTGTATTATATTCTTTACATATTGCGTAATACTTCACACCACCTATTTCAATTATTAATACAACCGATACAGGAATATTATCTATTAATGGAGAATTAATGTCTACCAAGTTTTCCAAACAAAGAGTAAATGTTCCACTATTTGCTGGTATTACATTGATTAATGAATTGATATTTAATAAATTAGTACTACTTACATTATCAGTTGTACCTGTTGGAATTATTATATCACTACTTGTTAATACTATAGGTGTACTTGGTATTGGTCCACTAGTTCCTTGAACAAGACAATTAAATATTAATAAATAACCTTCTGCTGAATAATAAAAACTATTTCCAGATGGATTACCATAAGTAACATAAAAATATTGATTACTCGCATAAATTGTTAGTGTTCCCTTACTATTATGAAACCAATTATTATCGGGATTATTTATTCTAATACTGAAGTAATCGTTTGAATTCGTCGGAATTATATTTGTTGTTGGTTGATCTGGATCATTGGGACTTAGTATCCCTGTATACACATAATATGCAGGTACTACTACATCGTTAGTACCCAATTGTATTGGTGATGAGGGATATGTACTTGGACTTGCTGGTATACAATTTGAAAATTGAGTAACACCTGAAGTGGTAGTAACTCCAAAATATTCAATGAATATATTCTTATTACCAGAATAGTAAATGTATAATAATCTCGAGTTATCTGTAAATGTGTTCAGATTATTAATGTTAGATATTACCAACGAAAATGATCCACTCGTTGGGACAACAACCGATTGATTAATAAAATAAGAAAGAGTACCGTTGTAGGCACTTGTTGTACCAGTATAACTAAGTGAAGTGTATAATCCTAAATTAAATTGTGTGTTTAATTGATTATGGTTATAACTCATACGATCATAAAGTGTACTAACAGTAGGTTCAGCTCCTATAGCACCTTGAATACTTAAAAGACTATCAACTGTTGGGCTTGGTGTAATGTATGATTGGGTAGTTAGGTCATCCCATATAGTTAACCATAGACCATATTGACGATCAATTAAGTTACCACCAATTTCAATTTCAATTTGTTTAAAAATGGTATTTCCCAAGTTGGATGGAACACCTCCATTTTCATAGGTCACTTCATTGCCATTGTATATATTTTTAGGATTATATTGTAATGTAAGTCCTTTAAGAAGATCGCCGTTACGTGCGATTACTACAGAAACAAAATTACCTGGAGCTAAATTACCAAGAATATCTTGTTCAATTGATTCAGTAGAAAAGTTTGTATATCTTTTGTAAACCGATTTAAAAAATGTTATTTGTGGATCACCTGTAAGATAAATATTTGGAGATCCGTAAGCAACCAATTGAATAATTGCTCCACCCATTAATATTATTACTTAATAATATTATTTTTTATATAATATTAATACTAAGAAAATGCAACACCACCCATACCCGATGCTATTCTAAGAACATTGTAATTTATTGCATAGATGTCAAGTGGGTTTAATTGTTCATTGGTACTTAAATCGAAATTTTCAAAAATTAATCTCACATCAGTAAGAACACTAAAATTCACAGCTCCAGATGGTTGATATTCTTCAGGATTAAGTGCAAATGGTATAACCGCTATATTACCCCAATTACCTGATCCAATACCCGTGTGTGACTCCCATATTGTTTTTCTTGTGAAGTATTTCAAATTTCTTGCAGTAAATTGATCCTTACCATTAATTACGAGTTTTAGTTTAACATTTGTTTTTGAAATATTATCGTTAAGCTCACCATTGTAGTCTCCAAAATTGTACATATATTTACTATTATTTACTACAATTGGCCTTTGTGTACCTATCCCTCTAGATGAATAAATATAAGGTTTATTAAAGTATTCTAAGTTAAGATTTATAGGTTCTCCTTGTGAATATAAATATGGAGCATATACAAGTCCAAAATTTACAGAAGGAACTACATAATTTACTGGTGCTGTAGTACTGGACACATTTTCAGAGGAATAGTCTTTTAGTTGATATGGATTATTTGGTTGACCTGTTATTATAATTTCTTTAATTGCATTTGAAAAAGATAATTTTATGTTATTTTGATTTTGTGATATTTTCTTTTGTAATTGCTCAATGAGATATTCATGGGTATTTAATACATATTGTTTACGTTCAGTAGTATCAAGATATATGTAATCACCGTAAAATTTAATTGATTGTGGTATATTAAATGTTTCATTTGCATTATTTGTTAATGCTAAACTCGTAGCAAAATTACTAAAATTTGATAAATTGATATTCAACTTAACTTCGTGGTACTGTAGTGCTACAAGAGGTATTGCCAAACCTGGATTTTTACCAAACCAAAAAGGAAGTGGTACATAACATTCAGTATTTGAATTACTAAATGATAAATATTCAGTCCCACTAGAAACATTTATTCCAGCATTTGTATAAGCCATTCTATTGTAACCACTTGTACATTGTGCTAAATCTCTTGATCCATTTATTTTTGTACATCCGTAACCTCCGTATACGTTATCTTCTGTTAAGTCTCTCCATATCGATAACCATGTACCATAAATACGATCAATTACCTGACCACCAATTTCAAGTTCGAACTGTCTAAATATTGCATGACAGAAATCGTTACATATACATGTTAGATTTACCTCGCTTATATTACTTGGATAAATCAATTGTGGATTTATCTGTACCCATATTCTTTTTATAAGATCGGCATTACGTGTTATCGGTACTACTATTCTTGTATCAAGTGTAGGAGAATCATCTGGCAATAACAAAATACTTTCCATAGCAAAATTTGTGTGTCTTTTATAAACTGATTTCCAAAATGTTATTTGAGGTTGACCGGTGAGATAGATATCCTGAGCACCATAAGCTACCAATTGGATAAGACCCCCACCCATTAGTATTAATTAATACTAATATTATTTTTTAATATTGATTTAGTAATACTAATTGGAATATGCTAATCCACCCATACCTGACATTACTCTAAGAACATTGTAATTTACTGCATAGATGTCTATAGGTTGACCAACACTTCTTATCAATCGAGCTGTATCTATTCTTGAAAAGTTACATGTCCCTGAAGGTTGATGTTCTTCTGGATTTAATGAGAATGAGTACAATGCTATTGAATCTGGATATATCACAGATCCAAATCCTGAATGGTAGTCCCATACTTGATTTCTGGTGAAGTATGTAATATCTCTTTCTGGAAATCGTTCATTACTGTTCATTATCAATGAATAATTATTGGCATTGTTATTTTGTCCAACTCCATATTCTGTATTCAATAAATAAAAACTTCCAGATGGTGAGGAAGCACCTGCAGGATAATCTTTTGTTACTTCTGGATATGGAGGTATAGCCCAAATTAATTCCTTTACTGGATGATTAAATGATAATTTTATATTCTTATCAAAACTACTATTACTTTCATATTGTAATTGATCTATGAGATATTCATGGGCATTCTGTGCAAATTGTTGACGTTCCGTAGTATCTAAGTATACATAATCAGCATAGACATTAAAGTTATTAAATTCATTACCACTTAAGATAATATTATTCGTAATTCCGTTGTATAATCCAATTTTAATATTCAATTTTACATCGTGGTACTGCAAGGCAATCAGGGGTAATGCCAGACCAGGGTTTCTACAGAACCAGAATTGCAAGGGTATATATGCTCTATAAGGAGCTGAAGTACTGTTACTTACTAAATTATTTGCTCTATGTGTATAAGCCATTCGGTTGTATTTGGTAGGTCGAGATAAGTCAGGTAGTAGTGGAGTATCGCTTTCACCAGGTCCTCCACATTTTGAATTTATCGTTCCTTGAATTCCGTTGGGATTATCTTCCGTTAGATAATTCCATATCGTTAGCCATTTTCCATAATGACGATCAATAAGTTGACCACCTATTTCAATTTCTATGGTATCTAATAAAGAATGACCGACATTTGCACCAACGGTGGTGGTACTTTCAATACCAGATAATAGATGATATGGAGAATACTCCACCCATAATTTCTTAAGTAGATCGCCATTGCGACTTATCGTAACCGATACTATACCTCCAAATACAGGTTCGGAATTAATTGTTTGGAGAATACTCTCTATAGCAAAGTTAGTATATCGGCGATAGACAGACTTCCAAAATGTTATTTGAGGTTGACCGGTGAGGTAGATATCCTGAGCACCGTAGGCTACCAGTTGGATAAGTGCACCACCCATTAATATTAATTAATAATATAAATTATTATTAATTAGTACTAATTTACTAATTTACCAATTTATTTTTGTTTTTTAAATTAATAATACCACCCAGAATACCAAGAATAATAATACTAACTTAGTTAGACATGTCTCCCATAGGGAGCAGACCCAACTAAACGTTAGTTTAGTTGGAGTATGCGAGACCACCCATACCAGACATTATTCTAAGTACGTTGTAGTTAACTGCGTAGATGTCGAGGGGGTTGAAAACAACTCCGGAAATGTTACCGAACACTAGCTGAGCGGTATCAATGCGAGAGAAGTTGCAGGTGCCAGATGGCTGGTGCTCTTCAGGGCGGAGTGCGAAGGAATACAATGCAATGGAGTCAGCAACACCCGTTGCACCGAAACCCGTGTGGCAATCCCAAACTTGGTTGCGGGTGAAATACTTAAGGTTGCGCTCCGTGAAACGATCGGTACCGTTGAGTACGATCTTGGCCTTGACGTTGGTAGATGCAAGGCTTGTTTCACCAACAATGATTGAGCTGGGGGTTGAACCACCTTGTACATCAAGAGCGGAGGAGTCTGCGGAGGTTGGTGCAACGGGTACACCTGTCCAGATGAGTTCCTTAACGGGGTGGTTGAAGTTAAGGCGGACAGTTCCACCGTTGATGGTGTCGTTTTGAAGCTGGATCTGATCAATGAGGTATTCATGAGCATTCTGTGCAAATTGGCGACGTTCGGTCGTGTCAAGGTAGACGTAATCGGCATAGACGCTGATGCTGTTGAAGCCAGCAGTGGAAACAGTTCCAGTGGTTTTGGCAAGTTTGGCAAGGGAATGGTAGGTGATGTTGAATTTAACTTCGTGGTACTGTAAGGCAATGAGGGGAATGGCAAGACCAGGGTTGCGGCAGAACCAGAACTTCATGGGTACGTATGCCTCAGTTGGGGCACTTGTGAGACCATCGGTGGAACCAGATTGATGGGTGTATGCCATTCTCTGGTAGCGAGTGGATGGGTTGCCCGATGCATCAACGTTAATGCCTGGCTCGGAACCAGCGACTTGAAGTTCACCCTGGGCACCGGTGGGGTTAACCTCAGAGAGATCGCGCCAGATCGTGAGCCACTTGCCGTATTGACGGTCAATGAGCTGACCACCGATTTCAAGTTCGAGCTGGTCGAAGAGGGCATGGCCGAAATCGCAAGCGGGAACAACGGAACCGGTGGAGGTAAGGAAATCCTGGGGCTTGTATTGAACCCAGAGGCACTTGAGAAGATCGCCGTTACGGGAGACGGTGACAGATACACGAGAGCCAGGGTTAGATGATCCGTTAATAGTTTGGAGAATTGATTCAACAGAGAAGTTGGTGTGTCTGCGGTAGACAGACTTGAAAAAAGTGATTTGTGGTTGACCAGTGAGGTAAATGTCCTGGGCACCGTAAGCTACGAGTTGCATAAGTCCTCCTCCCATTTTTGTAAGTGAGTTTTTTGGAAATTATATTCTTTACGAATATTTTATTTTTTTATTAAATACGAAATTAAATTAATTAATTAATTTAATTAATTTGACAGGTCTCACCCGCAGAATAATATTAATTAGAGTATGCAAGACCTCCCATACCACCCATAATTCTTAAAATATTATAACATGGAGCGTAAAGTGTATAAGAAGGTACTTCTGCATAATTTTGAAGAACTCCGTCGCCATTTCTTAATACGAAATATAATTGTGCAGTGTCTATTCTTGAGAAATTACATGTCCCTGAAGGTTGATGTTCTTCTGGTCGAATTGCAAAAGAATATGTATAAATATAATTTGTAGGTATTCGTGTATGATATTCATAATTTGATATTAGCCTAAAGGTTTCTCCTGAACGTTCTCTAAAACGATCGGATCCATTTAATATAAGTTTAAAATAACTAAGTGGAGCAAATTGGTTAGGTGTTCCATTTGGAATTACATTGTTCCCTATGGAAAAATCATTCGTGGGGGCGTTTGAATTATTTCTATTTAAAACAAATATTAACTCTTTCGTTGGATTTGATAAATTTAATCTAATATAATTGGGTTCCGTTAGATAATCCAAGTCTCCATCTTGTTCTTGGACCTGTTCAATGAGATATTCATGAGCATTCTGAGCAAATTTTCGACGTTCCGTAGTATCTAAATAATAATATGTATTCCATATTCTAAATGTATTAGCAAACAAAGGAGTAAATTTATTCTTCTTAGTGATTTTTTGATAAAGACCATCTTTAACACCGACTACCAAACTTATAAAATCTGAAAATGTTATATCCAATTTAATTTCATGGTACTGCAAAGCAATCAGTGGTATTGCCAAACCAGGATTTCTACAAAACCAAAATATTAATGGAATTATAAGCTTATTATTTGGTTCATATGAAGTTTCGTATGGTTGCCAAACAGGTATTGAATAGTTTTTACCCACCATACATCCATATCCTACTGTTTGTGAATTATTGAGTACTAATTCTGACCATATATCCATCCATTTTCCGTAGTGATTATCAATTTGTTGTCCTCCTATATTAATTGTTGCACTATTTATTAAATAATTTCCAACTCCTTGTATCCATCCACAGTAATCCATTTTCTCGGAATTTAATATGTAATCTTTAGGATCAAATAATTGAACCTCAATGAATATACTTCCGAGTAGATCACCATTTCTTGAAATAACTGCTGTAATATTTCCATCAAAATTAATATTACCATCTATCAATTGACTTATCGATTCAATTGCAAAGTTTGTATATCGGTGGTATACTGTTTTGAAAAATGTAATTTGAGGATTTGTAGTAAGATACACATCTTGTGATCCATAGGCCACTAACTGAACAAGACCTCCACCCATTAGTATTACTTAATACTAATTAATATTATTCTTTTCTTTAAATTTTAATGAAATGATTTTATAGACTTATATATTTCAAAAGTATTTTTTTTATTTCGTATTTTTTTAACGGCCCACCCCTTTTCAAGTAATGAAAATACAAATAAAGCGCGTAAAATTATTAAATATGAGATATTATCAAGAGTATCTTCCATATAATAAATAATAAATAATATAAATTAAATATAAGTAACGTAAAAATAATATTTGGTATTATTAAGAATGAATGAACTGAGAATTGGTATTATACTAAATTACAAACATGCGGAAAAGAAAAAAGATGAACTACTTAGTACAAGTACTCGTAAAATGAAATGGTTATCACTTGCAAATGATAAAAAGTATAATAAATATACAATTATGAAAGGTAAAAAAAGGTATGTACCCGATGATCTAGCAATTGGTCTGTTCTTAGAAAGCAACTACCCCAATGTAATTGTTGATTACATAACACCTGATGAAATTAGTACTAGTAGATTTAAAAAAAATCATATCAATTTTGTTATTATCTACGATTTACTTGAAGCATTTCATTTAAGCGATAAAACCAAATTTATTACTTATAAAAATGTATTAAAAAGATGTAATAATGTATATCCCCC